CATTATCAGACTTATATTCTTGAATTATTTCAAGAAGTTGATTTCTTTGCTGATAACTCATCTAGTAACTTTACAATGTGATCTAATTTATCACTTTGAGAAGTAACTTTATTTTCTAAATTTTGTAACCTTATTTCTTCTTTAGAAGGTACCTTTTGTGTTCCTGTACTGGCATTAGTTTTTTTAGTTAAATCATAAGTAGCCATTTTATTCTCCTAATTAATAAGGGTTTTTATTAAGGGGGATATAAATACCCCCCTTAAAATTAAACAGTATTATTATACTGCTGTATCGTGTTGTGTACCTGTATTGTTATCTGATTCGTCAATACCTGAAATGTCGCATAGTACTGCCCAAACACGGATTTTACCCACACTCGAAGCTGCACCAGCCATTAAAGCATCTATAGTATCTGCTGTTTTGATTGTAAGCATAGGTGCTGCGTCATTGAGATCTCTAGGTGCATAAGCTGCCCCTGTAGCATCATAAGCATCTACGTAAGCATCAGGATCCGAAAACCCTGCTGTACTTCCCGTGACACCAATATCAATAACTACAGAACTTGAACATGCTGTTAGCACTTCTACGCCTGCTGCCATAATTAATGTTTCTGCAGGAACATCGATGCATTTAAGTACATCATTTTGTGCTGATCCTGAATCTCCATTAACTGCTGATACGTCAATTGTATTTTCTACCAGATAAGGTGTTCTACCATTAGACGGATGTCCAGTAGTTCCACCTACACCTGTTACATTATATGTAGCCATAGTCTATCTATTATCCTCCTAATTTAACCTACTGTTATGACACCAGAGTAAACTGCATCTGATCTCAGAATTTTTCTTCCGAAAACATGCAAGCCTCTCACGATGTCTGAAAATGAATCAGGGTCTCTGATAAGTTCTGTTTTCGCAATATGGTTTGCCGTAGCAACTGCGCCTCGGTGCCCATAAAGGAAAGCATACTCATTAGATTGCGTTGATCCAAACGTTTTGGATGCCGCTGCTCCACCTGAAACCGCTATTGAATTTGTAGAGTACATATTAAAACCGTATAAAGGTTTATCTGTAACTTTACCATTTCTTATTCCAGACGGACCGCTTTCACCCATTACTGATTGGTCCATAAGTTTAGCACCTGCTCTTCTTAATTGTTGAAAAAATGCAGGTGGTGCAACCAACCATCTATTTTCCTCTGGTACATCATTACCATCAAGAACTGTCTTAGCAGCTGATACTACCAGTGCTAATGTATCTGACGCAGCATCTCCATCAATTGGCGAACCGTCTGTTCCTGTGTTCGCTGCTGATGTTGAAGCATTGTCCCAAATGTTTTTTAAGACATTATAATCGTAGTTCTTTTTTAGTGAATAAGCACCTGAAGAAGTTGCTAGAGCTTCCCAATTTACGTGTGATTGTCTTTCTTCGATGTCATCTACTTTAAACGCAAAGTAAGAACCTTGGTCGACAGTAAGTTGTAACTTATCATCTGCCAAAGTTTGTGTGTTTACAGTTTGACCTCGAGCGTAGTCGCTCACAGTAATGGAAGGCTCTTTCACGATATTTACCGTGTCGCCAAAATTTTCAATTTCTCCAGCGTAATCAGTGTTAGTAATATCTTCAACAACTGATGCACGTCTGAAAAACTTTTGAACCTTTTGACTATAGACTGCTGGTACCCAATTACCCGAAGGTAAATTCTGGTAGCCAGTAGCCAGTCCCATTGTAGCCATGTGTTAGCCTCCAATTTATAGTTATTATTAAGGTTGGATTCTACCTTCTCGTACAGCTTTATCGATGTCTTCTTCGTACTTCGCATACTCATTAACTGTCATCTTAGAAATTTCAGCATTAGACCAAACTTTCTTTGTAGGAGCATCTGGTGCTTCTGCCTTTTTAGTTTTACTAATAGCTTTAGCAGCTTCTTTTTTAGCACTCTGTTCTTCTTTCTTACTATACTTGCCAAGTCCCCGATCCATTTTATATAGATCTAAAGCTCTGGCAGCAAGTGAAGCATTGCTTGTATTTTCATACAACCAATCTTGAATAACAGGATCTTGCTTTGCAGCCCATTCATGAAAATCGTCTTTTGAACGAAGATCATTAAAATCAGGATGCAATTTTAAAAGTTCTACTTCAGCTTTTTCTTTTGCAATTTCTTCCTGTTGAACTTGAAGATTTTGGTATTTATCCTCCATCTCTTTTGCTCGACTATCCGCTTTGCTCATAGCAATGGTTTCAACCATTTCATAAACATCGGGATATTCCTTTCTCCAAGATTCTAATTCGTCCTTGGATTTAGGCGGAATAAACTGCTTTGATGATTGTTCAAGTTGAGTTCTTAAAATTCGAACTTCATCTTTGTGCTTTCCGAGTGTAGAATCATAATGTCTTTTCAAATCGCCATAGCGTTTCTTAAAGACACGTTCTTCGGCATTTTCAGGGCGTTCAGTTGAAGGAGTTGCCTTACCATCTAAGCTTGCAATTTCTTCAGATGCTTCAGTGTCCTTTTGAACGGTTGCTGTCTCTGCTTTCTCTCTGTGAAACTTCTCTAATTCACCTTTAGCAAATGCCTCAATTTCAGGATCACTTGCGTCATCATGTTTTTTATAAGGATTTGCCTTTGGTTTTTTGACAAGTTTCGGTTTAGAAACTTCAGCTTCTTGCGAAACTGTAGCTTCCTTTTCTTTTGTTTCCATTATTTTTTCCTCTTAAGGTTGAGTGCCTTATGGATAAGGGTAGCTCTTATACTGTCTCCATATTTTGTGGGCTGGACATTAAACCAGTTTCTCCAGTAGGTTCTACTAACCCAGCTGTTTCTGTTGGTTGTTCTGTACCAGGTGGCACATTGTTTTGGTTTTCCATTTGTTGGGTCATTGATGCAACATCAGTCATAAAATTATTTACAGCTTCTTGTTCATCTTTACCTCCATATCGTGTCATAGCAAATTTTACTATAGACGATAGTGGAAAAATAACATTAGGTTCATCACTTCCATAAGCGTCCATTACTTCTTTGAACTCTGGTATGATTTTTTCTAACGCTACCCTAACAGATGGGGATAAAATAGATTGTAAGGCTATTTGATCCTCATCGGTTAAACTCTTTGCTCTTTCTGCAAACTCCAATTCTAAAGGACCTGCATCAGGAAATTGTTTAGCTAATTCACTATTTGCTTGAACAGGAGGCGTTACTTGAGCCTGTGCAGGTTCAGCTGCAACTTGTCCCTGCCCTTGTCCAAGAGCACTTAAATTAGGAGCTGCTGGAGTAAAGGCGGACTTATCCATCATTCCTGTTGTTGTAACTTTATTTCTAGGTCCTATTGCCATTATTCAATTTCCTTTTTTTGTTTTTCAATTTGTATATCATCTGATATCCAATCTAAATTTTTATAACTTTTTGTTAAATCCATTAAAAAAGTCTTTACATCGTTTTCAACTAATTTCATATTATGATATTTTGTATATCTTTTGTGTAAAGATTTATTTGCTGTCATTGAGTAGATTAATTCAATATTATATTTCTTTGCTAAATTAAATATTTCAGTAATACAAAGATTTAAGGCTCTATGTAAACTTTTTATATTAGCTGTTTTATCTGCAACAATCCATTCCATTACAGAAAAATTTGAATCTACACATCTATATAAACCACCAGCACATATGGGGGTATTATTCTCTTCAACAATAATTCCATCAGGTGGTAAACATTTTTTTGGAACAACTCCAAACTCATATTGATTCCACCAGCTAACTAAATAGGGATAGTCTTTATCCAAATTCCAGTTTCTAGCCTGCATTTAATATTCTTTTATTTTCTTTATTTAAGATAACAACATGCTCTCGCCAATTTTTAAAATACTCATTGCCAACTTCATGAAGCTTATCTTTTTCCTCTACTTCAAAATAATCTGTAAATAAAATATTATTAATTAAAATTCTTCTATGCTCAGTTCCTAAAGTATATACCACATGTTCATTATTACCTAATGATTTTCCGTATTTAGTATCTTTAACTTCTTTCCAGATACCTTCTTCATTAACCATATGAGTACCTGAAACTTTAATTCCTTTATAATCATATAGATCATTAATTAAAAATTTACCTAAAGCAAATACAGGTCCACCAATTGCAATATTATCTTTTAAATCTATATCAATAATTGGTTTAGTTGTATTATCTGCCATTGTAACTAAAGTATCTGATGAAAAACATCCAATTATATGCCCTATAGTTCCACCAACTACTGCTCCTATTGGTCCTCCAGTCATTCCAATTGCTGATCCAATTGCTGCAGCTTTTTGTTGTTTTTTACTTCCACCTAACATACCTGATACAGTATGTCCAGCTACGCCAGCTGCTCCAATCGTTCCTACAGTAGCACCATGTGTACCAACTGGTGTTCCTAAGAAATTAAGTGGGGTTGTACCAGCACCAGAAGTATAAGCATTTGGATTTATTCCACCACCACCTGTGAATATACTATAATCTTTTCCACTAGCAAGATTATATACCATCTTTCCAGTTTGAAGATAACTTTGCAATGTTTCTGCTCTTGCTTTTTGTTCAGCAAGTTTTTGTAGTCGTTCCATTGATGCATAAGCTTTTTCTAGTCCAGCATCCCCAGTTCCAGCCATAGATTCCATATTCATAACTTTTTCTAAAGCTGTTAGTTCTGTAGATTCAGGAGTTACATCTCCTGGTTTATATTCAAGGTCTACCGTTCTAGCTTTTTTAGTTATAAATGTACCTGTTTTAGCATCAAATTCTACTTGACTTGGTATTTCTCTCTGTATTTTTTCTGTCTGTTCAGTAATTGAGGGTTCACTAACTAAGTCTTCTCCACCTTTTTTAGCCCCTTCATAGGCTTCAAATTCGGTTAAATCAGGTGCTACAGTCTTTTTAGATGCTGTATCTATCTCGACATAGTCATAACTGCCATCATCCTGTCTAACTAATTGTGCTACCATTTATATTTTTTCCTTATTCCGTTTGTGTGCCTCTGGCAGGTTGAGTAGTTGCCGCACTAAAGCCAGTTTCCCCTGGCAGCGGAACAGATCCTGTTCCAATGTTGCTACC